ATGGACGGTAATTTTAGTAAATTAGAAAGAACAATAGAAGTTGTTTACGAAGGCGTTTACCTAATAGGATCAGATAAATTATTAAGATGGAAGATGGCTGAAAATATGATGAGATCAGATTCTGATTTTGGTAGTGTTAAAATGAACTATCAAGTTGTTGCGCCTAGAATGTATCAAGGAAGGATTGAGTCTGTAGTTAGTAGAATAACAGGTTTTGCTGATATGATTCAATTAACTCATTTAAAACTTCAACAAGTAATGTCAAGAATGGTGCCAGATGGGGTTTATCTTGATGTTGATGGATTAGCAGAGGTTGATCTTGGTAATGGAACGAATTACAATCCACAAGAAGCGCTTAATATGTTTTTTCAAACGGGTTCTGTTATTGGTAGAAGTCTTACTTCTGAAGGTGATGGTAATCCTGCAAAAGTTCCAATTCAGCAAATTCAAAATGGAGCAGGAGGAAATAAAATACAAAGTTTAATAACTACGTATAATTATTATCTTCAAATGATAAGAGATACAACTGGATTAAATGAGGCAAGAGATGCGGCTACTCCAGATAAAAACGCATTAGTTGGTGTTCAAAAATTAGCTGCTGCTAACTCTAACACGGCAACAAGGCATATACTACAATCAATGCTATATTTAACCGCAGAAGTAGCAGAGTGCTTATCATTAAGAATATCTGATATAGTAGAATATTCACCAACAAAAGAAGCGTTTATAAAAGCTATAGGCTCTCACAATGTGGCTACTCTTGAAGAAATGAAAGAGTTGCATCTTCATGATTTTGGTATATTTATAGAGTTACTACCAGATGAAGAAGAAAAACAATTACTAGAAAATAATATTCAAGCGGCAATAGCTCAACAGTCAATTGATTTAGATGATGCTATTGATTTGCGTAATGTTAGAAACGTTAAACTTGCTAACGAGTTATTAAAAGTAAAAAGAAAAGCCAAAATGAATAAAGAGCAAGAAATGCAACAACAAAATATGCAAGCTCAAGCTCAGGCTAACGCACAGCAACAACAAGCTGCAGCAGAAGCTGAAGCTCAAAAACATCAAGCAAAAACTCAAGCTGAGGCTCAATTAGAACAAACTAAAA